TAGGTGATGAAGATGAAGAAAATGGTGAAGAAGAAAAAGTGACATTAAAAGTTATCCAAAAAGCTACAGGTAAATTAGCTCAAAAAATCAGAGCATTTGGTGGTGAAGATGATGATGAACCATTATCATCTAAAGATATGAAATACGTTATCAATTCTATATTATCAGCGTTAGATTTGGATTCAATGGATGAAGAAGATAAAGAAGATATTATGGATAAAATCGAAGGAGTTGAGGAAGATGAATTTGGTGGTTCTGACGAAGAAGGTATGGGTGACGAAGAAGGTATGGGTGATGAAGAAGTTGTTGAACCTGAAGCTGAAATGGCTGAAGGTGCTGACGATGAATGGACTCGTGATAATTTTGATGAATTTGACCCTAAAGATTACCACCCAATCGAAAGAGGTAAAGAAAAATATAATGATGTTAATCAATACGATTCTTTAGATTTAAACAAATTTCATACTAAATTTGGAAAAAAACGTGATAATGAAACTGATTATGACGAAATGTTTGAAAATGAAGTTGATGCTCCAACTCGTGAAAGAGAAAAAACCAAAACCCCTGATAGAGAAAAAACTCGTCAACCATCTGTTCCAGAATGGAATCCCAACGAAGACCCATTGAGACGTAGACTTCCAGGTAAAAAAGAAAGAGTTAAACCAGCACCACAAGCGAAAAAAGAATTTCGTGAATATGATGAGTTGTCATCCTCAGCACCTCGTAGACATCGTATAAATCATCAAGATATTGATGAAAATGATGCTAGTCAATTGGAAGATATGTTCGAAGGAATGTTTACAGAATCAAAAGTTGATGATGTTTTGAAAAAATATTTCAAACTTGAAGAAAAAGAAAAAAATGTTCTTAGAGAACAAAAAGAAAATACTTTAAAAGTTAGAAACTCATCAGTAAATGTTGTTCAAGAAATGGTATCAATGAAAGTGATGAAAAAATACCCTAAAGCTAAATTTTTAGGTAGAACAAAAAATAACAATTTAGTATTTGAACATAATAACAAACAATTCCGTATAACACCAAAAGGTGGTATTTTATGAGTTATTTAATATATGTAAATGAATTAGGACCAAACTATAAAGGAGATAATATCTATGAGTTTATTTTCTCCGATAGTTTGGAAGAAATTTGGGGGGAAAGTTGGGAATCCGCTCCGGCAAACGGATACCCTTCACCACCTGACTTAGAACACATACAAAAAGTGGGTACTTTAAAAAGTGGTGTAATATCACTATCAGTAATCCAAAAATCAGATTATTTTTCAATGACTGATTGTATGGATGGAATAATTTCCTTATCTTGGGAAGATGAACATAGTATTGTTGATTTTAACACTAATAAACGATTAGTTTTTAGATTTGGTGACACTGAACAATCTGTGAAAGATAAATTATACGAACGAGATATCGTTTTAGAATTTGAAAAAAAAGTAGTGTATGAAAATTAACGAGAAAATATTACAATTAGTTAAAAATGGTTTAAAAGCGACTATGTTAACAACTCTTAATGAGTCACAAATTAATACATTACATAGACGTTTGATTGAATCTAAAAAAATAACTAATGAGATTCAAACCATTACAACCACAAAACTTGTTGCTACAGATGACGAGGTTAAAAAAGGTGTTAACATTCAAGGTAAAACAACTGCAAAGGAAATGCCAAATGGTAGTATTGAGTTTACGGAACAATCTGAAGAAGTAACCGAAAAATCAGTTTCAAAAAAACAACACGGATTAATGGGTGCCGCATATTCAGTTGAGAAAGGTGATAAAGATTTGGTCGATATCCCAAAATCATATAGAAAAAAAGTTAAAAACGTTGTTGACTCAATGTCAAAAAAACAAGTTAAAGATTTTGCCGAAACCAAAACAAAAAAATTACCATTAAAGAAAACTGAAACAAACGAGGAAGATGAAGCGGTATATCAAAAAACAGCTGAAAATTTAGCCGCTAAAGTATATCAAAATTCCGCACAAAAAACATTACCTGGATTTACTATTGGAGAATCAAATTTAGAAAAACAAATAACCCGTTTGGTTGAGAAACATATTTCACCTAAAATGAGTAAACAAGATTTCATTAACACAATTAAAAATGTTATGGTAGAGTCACCAAAAAAATTCCCAAGTGTGAAAAGAAATTTAAAATTACCTATTATGGGTCTTAATGAAGATGAAGAAGATAATGAATTACCTGATTGGTTAACCGCAAAAGCGATAGGACTTTAATATTAACATAACAAAAATTAAAACGATGAGTTTAAACCCAAATATGGAAGACATTTCAGTAGTTAAAAACTATTTAGATAAAAAATTAATGACTGAAGGTCTAAATAAACGTGAAAAAACGTTATTGGACAATATCACAACACAAATTAATGAGGCACCCATTGATTACTCAAATGTTGGTGGTTCAAGAATGGAGCGTGGAACACAATCAAAAATTGATGATAAACAAACCCCATTTCACGAAATGGGATTATCTGATGAGTTAATTGATGTTCTATCGTCTGAGGCGTTTCAACATTCAGTTGAAAAAGTTAAAGAGGTTTTAGGTGATAATTCACGAATGGTTGAAGGTGACCCTAATAGTGTTTTTAGTAATTTAATGGGTGTTGCTGGAAATTCATTACGAACTATTTCTCGTTTTCAAAATGGTAAAGAAAAACAAATCGAAAATTTAGCAGTTAAAGTGGTTACTGAACATTTTAGTTTAGACAAACCCCCATATAATCAAAGACTTAAATTAAAAGCCAAATTAACAACATCACCAATGAGTTCAGTTAGTGGAATGAGAACTCAACCTGAAAAATTTAGTGACGCTCAAGTTATCGACGCATTTAAAAACGCAGAAAAACATCAAAAAGATTTAGAAGAATTTGCTGCGGATTTCGAAGATTTTGATTGGACTAAAGGTAAAGAACTATTCGATAAAAGAATGGAGGAAGATGCTCTTCAAACATTTAAAGATGAAAAAATAAAAAGACGTATTATGAACACCTTTGTTCAAGGTGCAGCGTTTAATGTCGGTCATTTATATAAAGAGTTAACAAATAATATTAACAATATTAATCCTGAGTTAATGACGGCTTATAATGTTTCTCAATCAACTATGGAACATTTATATTGGATGTATCCAAATATGGAAGAATCAGCATCCGCAGGAATGGGACATTTAGGACAAGTAGAAATCTTAGACCCTGAAACTGAGGATGGTCCTTACATTATCGAAGCAAGAGCAATGACATTACCTTTATTAGTTCACGAATTGGTAAAAGGTGTATTTAGCTTTATGGCTTGGGATAGTTTACCTGAAGGTGAAAAACAATCAAGTATGGTTGCTGGTAGTGAAGACACATTACCGGGTGAAGTTTGGGATTCTCGTTTAGGGTTAATTTTTTGGAAAAAACTACAACAAGCAATGCCAAATGAGATATTTGAAGACAATCAAAGAACAATTCAATTATATTTAGTACACAAATTTGGTAACTTGCCCGCGAAAAAACTGAAAACGTTTACCATATCAGTATTAGAAGGTCATCCTAGTTCAATAGCCGCTATTGATAAAATGATTGAAGAAATTAAAGTTTTACTTGAAAAAACTAAAAAATATTATGCCGAAAATCCTCCTAAATCATCCCCATCATCTAACAACGATGATGATGACGATGAAGATGAAGTTGACGATAATTCAGGAAATGAGGATTTTGGTGATGATGACGATGACGACGTGTGGTAATTAAAACCAATTAAATAATATGAAAACCCCCTTTTAAGAGATTAATTGGGGGTTTTTGATATTTATCAAATAAACTATCTATATGAGTTTAAACAGAGACCAAGTGATGTTAGAATATGTTAAGTGTATGAAAGATACTTCATACGCATTAAGAACATATCTACAGACATATGACAACACAGTATCAAAATATGTACCATTAGAATTATTCCCTGACCAAATAATGTTATTGCAGGATTATGAAGACTATAATGAGAATATCGCATTAAAATATCGACAAGCTGGCGTATCAACCGTTACCGCAGCTTGGATATCAAAAAAATTGGGATTTGCACGAAAAGAAAAACCTGAAAAAATTCTAATCATCGCCAACAAACTTGACACGTCAATAGAAATGGCGAATAAGGTTAGAATGTTTACAACACAATGGCCAAGTTGGGTTAACATATCAATTGACCCAAACAAAAAATCAACAAAACATTGGAAATTAAATAATGGGTGTGAAGTAAAAGCCGTTGCAACATCAAAGGATGCTTTACGTGGATTTACCCCTACGATATTAGTATTTGATGAGGCGGCGTTTATCGAAGCCGATAGTGATTTCTGGTCAGCTTGTATGGCGTCCCTATCTACAGGGGGTAAAGTAATAGTTGTTTCAACACCAAATGGTAATGACCCAATCTATTATGAAATTTATGACCAAGCATTGCGTGGAATGAATGATTTCAAAATCACTGAAATGTATTGGTATAGAGACCCACGTTACACTAGTGATTTATACTTCGTAAAAACTGATGACGCAATTCATTATCTATTAAACAAAGAAGAATACGATTCAACAAAAATTATTAGTTGGGTCGACAAACCATTTTTAGAAAGAAACTTTGAGGATGCTAAAGAATTAATTAACAATGGTTACAAACCTTGTTCTGATTGGTTCGAAAGAATGGTTAAGAAACTTAAATACGATAAACGTAAAGTCTCCCAAGAGTTAGAGTGTAACTTTTTAAGTTCGGGGGATAACGTATTTGACTCTAGATTAATGCAGAAAATACGTGAGAATTATATTTTAGAACCTCAAAATAGAATGTTAGGTAATCAATTATGGATTTGGAAAGACCCGGTCATTGGACATAAATATATTATGGGTGTCGATGTCAGTCGTGGTGATAGTGAGGATTTTAGTTCATTTCAAATTGTTGATTTTGACACTCGTGAACAAGTCGCAGAATTTGTTGGTAAATTACCTCCAGATACTATGGCGGAGATTTGTTTTAAATGGGCTAATATGTATTCAGCGTATGTCGTAATAGATATCACGGGTGGGATGGGAGTTTCTACCTCACGTAAATTACAAGAGTTAGGGTATAAGGATTTATATGTTGATGGTGAAGATATGAATAACACTTGGAAGTATAATCCTAAATCAGCTGAAAAAATACCGGGAATTAACTTTAACAACAAACGGGTTCAGATTATCGCATCATATGAGGAGGCAATGAGACACGATTTTAGAATTTATAGTCAACGCCTATATAATGAAATGGACACTTTTATTTACATCAATGGAAGACCTGACCACCAAAAAGGACGACACGACGATTTACTTATGTCAATCGCTATGGCTACTTATGTTGGTGAAACATCATTCAGTAAATTGACAAAGGTAACTGAACAAGCAAAAGCTATGTTAGAATCTTGGTCTGTTAATGACAATAAATCGGTTGGTAAAGATATGGAATTTAATCCAGCAATACCAAATTATATGGATAGATACCAACAACCGAACAGTTCAATCTCAGTACAAGATTATCAAAATTATGGTTGGTTGTTTGGTATAAAACGATAACAAGATTTTAAAGTATTTAATAATTGATAAAAAGAATTAAATTATCTATATGGAAAATAAGAATCAAAATTTAACGGTTTGGCAAAGATTATCCCAAACATTTGGGCCAAATGCGTTACTAAACCAAGATTACCCCACTTATAAATTTGACAAAAAAGAATTATTAAAAACAACGTCAAAGGCTGATTATGAAAGGGAGAAGTTACAAGCACAACAAACTTTCTATTTGGGGAATCAATGGGCGAAAATTGAAACCAATTTATATACTCAAGCAATTTACTATGAACCAACACGTTTGGCATCATTTTATGATTATGAGTCAATGGAATACACCCCTGAAATTTCCGCGGCTTTAGATATCTACGGAGAAGAATCAACAACCGTTGACCAAAATGGTCATATGTTACAAATTTATTCAGAATCTAAACGTATTAAATCAATCTTAACTGATTTATTTAATAACATTTTAGACATTAATACTAATTTACCGATGTGGATTAGAAACACTTGTAAATACGGAGATAACTTTGTCTATCTAAAATTAGATGCTGAGAAAGGTATCGTTGGTTGTATGCAATTACCGAACATTGAGATTGAACGTTTGGAAAGAGGTATGGCCGCTAAAAGTCAAAATGTTGAAGAACCCGCAGAATCTAAAGGTTTAAGATTCAAATGGAAAGTTAAAGATATGGAGTTCAACTCTTGGGAGGTAGCTCACTTCCGTTTATTGGGGGATGATAGAAAATTACCTTACGGAACTTCTATGTTGGAAAAAGCGAGACGTATTTGGAAACAATTAATATTATCTGAAGATGCGATGTTAATCTATCGTACATCAAGAGCCCCTGAAAGACGTGTCTTTAAAGTGTTCGTAGGTAATATGGATGATAAAGATGTTGAACCATATGTACAACGTGTTGCTAACAAATTTAAACGTGACCAAATTGTTGATAGTAAAACAGGTAACGTTGATATGAGATATAACCAAATGGCGGTTGACCAAGATTACTTTATTCCTGTACGTGACCCCGCACAAGCGTCACCAATTGAGACTTTACCGGGAGCACAAAACTTAGGTGAGATTGCCGATATTGAATACATTCAAAAGAAACTATTAACCGCATTACGTGTACCTAAAGCATTCTTAGGTTTTGAGGAGGCCGTTGGTGGTGGTAAAGATTTGTCATTATTAGATATTCGTTTCGCTAGAACTATTAATAGAATACAAAAATGTATGATAGGGGAACTGAATAAAATCGCCATCATTCATTTATTTTTATTAGGATTTGAGGATGAATTATCCAACTTCACATTAGGGTTAACTAACCCATCATCAACTGCGGATTTATTAAAAATTGAAGGATGGAAAGAAAAAGTGTTATTATATAAAGACGCTGTTACCGCAATTGAAGGTATTGCACCTGTATCAGTTTCTTGGGCTAAAAAGCATATTCTTGGATTCTCAGATGATGAAATTAAACTTGATTTACAACAACAACGTGTAGAGAAAGCGGTTGGTGCGGAATTAACTAATACCCCAACTATCATTACTCACACAGGTTTATTTGATAACATTGATAAATTATACGGAAATAAAACAACGTCAGGTGGTACTCAATCAGCTGCGGCAGGTGCTACACCACCACCACCACCAAGTGGAGGAGGTATGCCGGATATGGGAGGAGGTGACTCAATGCCACCACCACCGGGACCTGAGCCAGGAGGTGATGCTGGTATCACACCTGAATCATTCGAAAGACGTAATAATTTAAAAATATTAATCGAGAATGAGGATTTATTAAATGAGGAATCGTTTATTGATTTATCTAAAGCAAGAAATTCTTTAGGTGATATGGAGAAACAATTAAAAAATATACTAAGAGATTGATATTTATAATAAAAACGAAAAAATGAAATTTGGAATATTAAAATCGAAAATTGAAAATGTTTTACTTGAGTCTTATAAACACGGAACATTTAAAGAAGAATTAAAAACCTTCGATAAATTAGTTTTAAAGAACAAATCCATTAGTAAATTATTTTACCTATACGATGATTTAACATCTAGTAAAGGTTTGAATGAATCTATAGTTGATGAATATATTAACGAATCAACTAAGTTATTTGAAAACACTATTAATAAATTAACTGAGAGTGATTTTATCAAAATATCTACGTGGGTTAAAAATGACAAGACGGATAATAAATATGAAATGGTTGACTCATTATTTAGTACGGGTATATTAACAATCGAATCAAGAATTAAGAGTAAAAAACTTATATCCGAATCATTAAAAAAACAACCTCTAAAAGAAGAGGAAGTTATTAATGTTCCAATTAGTTCAATGATTTCAATGGCAAATAACACAATTTCTAAATTTGTTGATAATTTAAACGAATCTGAGAAAAAAGAATTTAACAAATTATTATCTGTTGATGATTCTGAATTAAATCCAAAATACACAACAATTAAAGAAAGTGTCGTTGACAAGTTAAACACTATGTATAACCAAAACCACGACCATTCAACTAGAAAGGCAATCAATGAAACAATTGAAAAACTTTCAACTGAAAAATACGATAAATTAAATTATTACAAACTTAAAAGTTTATACGAAAATCTTTAATCTTTGTCAGATTTATACATCTTTTGAACGTACTTAGCTTTGTTAAGTACGTTTCTTTTTTTAACTGAAGTCTTAATGAACTCTTTTCTATTCATCAATTCAGACATTTGTCTAGTTTTGATAATCTTACTTTTGTATTGTTTTAATGCTCTCTCAATGTTCTTATCTTTACCGACCTTAACTATTATCATATTAAAATATTGTTAAATTATGAGTTTTTTGACTCTTATAGTAAATATACCTACATTTATTAAAAATAAACGTTATACAATATGAAAAATAATGAAAAAAGGGAAAACCTCAAAAATCCAAGGTTTTAAAACTGCGAAGGTTTTATTTGGGACAGTGGATTCAGTTAATCTAAAATCACTATACTTAAACATTCAAACTTGGGTAGAACCAAAAAAAGACGCAGAAAATTGGTCAAGAGTAGTTTTAAACTTAAGCCGAGCCGTTAAACATTCCGTTTACGAAAAAACAAAAAACACAATATTCGACGATAAATTTATAGTTGACTTGGATTTAAGGTCCAGCGGGTTAAATTTAAAAAAGAAATCATTTATGAACCTTGAAATTAATTTTTATATAAATGGTGAGACTTTAAATTTTAAAGACAAATTAGTTAAAGATACTCTGAAACATATCACATCACAAATCTTTTCAGATAATTTTAAAACAAATCAATACTTTAATTTTTCATTATCGAAAAATGATAAAACAATCAAAAATCTGATACAAACCGAAGATGTTTAATATTTATTATTAAAACATCAGTATGAGTTTAAAAATAATTAACCCTAATGAAACAGGTAGGGGAATTTTAATAGAATATGACGCGGGATTCATTTCCCCAAAATCCGATAACAACTCTTATATAATGGAATCTAAAACTAATTTAGACCATTCAAAACCATTTGAGTTCTATGCGGTTTTACAAAAATACGATACACCAAATAGAAATGGTCGAGTTTATCCTAAAAATATTTTACATAGAGAAGCTGAAAATTATAAAAAAATGATAGAGAAAGGGGTGGCACTTTCAGAATTAAACCACCCTGAATCTTCATTGATTGATTTGGACCGTGTTTCACATATGATTACTAAAATATGGTGGGAAGGTAATGTACTAATGGGTATTTTAAAATTACTTACAAGCCCTGGTTTTCACGAAAGAGGTATCGTATCAACTAAAGGTGATATGGCAGCTAACTACCTAAGACAAGGAGTTACTTTAGGTATATCATCAAGAGGGGTTGGTTCACTTAAAAAAGTTGGTGAACAAAATGAAGTCCAAGACGATTTCGAATTAATTTGTTTTGACTTAGTATCATCACCTTCAACACCGGGAGCGTATCTTTTCTTAGACCCTAATGATAGAATGAAGTTTGATGAAAACATTGAGGAAGAAAAACAATCACGACAAGAAGCCAATGTTAGTGGTAGTAAAGAATCTGACTTAATGAAAAGATTAAATACTTTTATGGGTAAGAGATAAAATTCACTTGACTTAATGAATTAATTATACGATTATTTAATAAACAAATAAAAAAAATTAATTTATGGAACAAGGAGAAAAATATTTCGTAGCAAAAATTTGCTCTGATTTGTTAGATACAGAATCAGGAAAAGTGAGAAAAATGAGAGAGGAAAAGTTAGTGAAAGCTTACAGTCCTACTGATGTTGAAGCTAAAGTATCCAAGGTATATGAGAACTATACTATGGATTGGAGGATAACAGGGATTGTCGAAAGTAAAATTGACGAAGTAATAGAAGATTAATTTTAATAAATTAATATCATAAAAGGAGGGATAATATCTCTCCTTTTTTTTGTTCCTAATATTTTTTTAATATAAAATACAACAAAATAATAAAATTATTTAACACTGTAAATCTAAAATGTAAGTTTTTTTTAAAATTGGTAATATTTATTAAGAAATAAAACAACATTTTTAAATGGCAAAAGAAAACTCTTTAGTAGAAGACGCATTTATCCAAATGAAAAATTTGGAAGAGGCGGTCGCACAAAACGCAAAAGGAATACTTGCTTCAACAATGAAAGCAGAAATCAAAGAACTTGTAAAAGAATCACTTTTCGAACAAGAAAACGAAGACGAGATTGAAAACACCGATGTTGATATGGATATGGAAGATGACGTGGAAGACACAGATTTGGATATGGATATGGATACTGATAATCTTGACATTGATGCCCAAGGAGAAGAGGATATTGATATGGAAGATGAAGAACCGATTGATTTAACTGGCAATGATGTTAGTGATGAAGAAGTTTTAAGAGTTTTCCAATTGATGGGTCCTGAAGACGAAGTAATCGTTAAAAAAGATAACGAGGGGAATATCAACTTGAAAGATAACACAACAAACAAAGAATATATGATTGTACAAGAATCTGACGACGATTTATATGAATGGGAAGATTTAGACGAAAATGAAGAAGACGAAGATGACGAAGATGGTATTGATTACCCTAAAATGAATCTTAAAAAACATTTTCAGGGTGTCCGAAAAGACAATCCTGATTTGTATAAAGATGAGGATTGGGATAGTTTAATTGATGGAACTGACGATGTTGAAGATGAAATCTATAATAGACAGCATTATCGTGATAATCGTGATAGGATTGATTCTGAAAGAGAGCTTAATCGTATTAAATATAGTGGTAAGATTAAATCAGGGTTAGATGAAAATGAAGATGACGATGAGAGTGTTGAAGGCATTATCAGTGATTTATTTGGCGAATCTTATGATGAAGAATTAGAAGAAAATGACGAAATCGTTTACGAAATCGAAATGGACGAAGATGTTGATGATTTTGAAGATGTTGATGATTTTGAAGATGTTGAAGATGAAATAATGGAATCTAAAAACTCAATTAAACCAAAAGGTGTTGGTATGGGTAAACCAAAATTCAACTATGATTCTAAACCAAATCAAGGTATTAAAACTAAATTACCAAAACAAGGACCTAAATCTGTTGGTACAGGAAGTGCTAAAAAAGGATTTTCGTATGATAAATCAGGTGAAAATCTTGATGGTGAATTTAAAATTAACCCTAAAAAAGTAGAAACTAAAGAAGCATCAAGAACATTCGGTAATGGGTCAAAAGACAAAAGTAGAGGATTAAGAAAAGGTATCACACCTAATAGAAATCTTCAATTTGAAAATACCTCAATCAAAGAAAATCAAAATAGACAAGAATTACAAATTCTTAGAGAAAAAAATGAAGAGTACAGAAAAGCTCTTAATTTATTTAGAACAAAACTTAATGAAGTTGCAGTTTTCAACTCAAACTTAGCATACGCTACACGTTTGTTCACTGAACACACAACTACTAAACAAGAAAAAATAAATATTTTAAGACGTTTTGATTCTGTTGAAACAATTAAAGAATCTAAGAACTTATTCCAAAACCTTAAAGGTGAATTAACAGGTGGTAATTCTAAACCAATTAATGAATCAATTGAAAGAACGATAGATAAGTCACCTTCTACAGGGTCATCATCTAATTTAATTGAATCAAAAACGTATGAAAATCCTCAATTCCTTAGAATGAAAGATTTGATGACAAAAATTAAATAAAAAATAAACTAAAAACAA